CGCCCCAGTCGAGCACGAGCTGGTAGCCGGGGCCGCTGGCGTCGGTGTAGGCGGCGATCCCCACGCACGGATAGTTCGCCGCGTTCATCTTCGGATTGTTCGTGCCGCCGAGGAATGGGGCGCCGTCGTAGGTCCACACGGCGCCGGTGGGGTCAGCCACAACCCACACCCCGCCGGTAGCCGGATCGGTTAGAACCATGTTGTCGTCTCCTATCGAAGGGGTCGGGATCGGGGCCGGGCCGGCGCCGCCGGCGGCCATTTGGAGCACCTGGGCGAAGGGGAATCCGGGCCCGCAGTCCCAGTGACCCCCACCCATAGAGCCCAGGTCGTTGTGCTGGCACACACCTCGAGCGTTCGGGTTCTGGGCGTCGGCGGCCGACAGGCCCACAATCGGGATCCCGAAAAAGGCGCATTCCTCGGCGATCCACGCCGCCGTATTGGCCAGCATCTGCGGGTGAGTGTTCCAGGTGGCGAGATCCCACTTGGCGAAGGCGCAGAGCTCGGCCTGCACCGACCACTTGTTTGCGCCCGCCGCCGTCCAGCTCGAGCCGGATCGGGGCACGTACTCGCCGACGGTGCCGGGTGTGTCATCGATGCCCACATGGCTCGACACGCCGCTCGAGGGGTTGGCGAAAAACGATCCGAGACTCTGAATGGTCAGGGCGCCCTCGGCGGTGTGCAGCACCACGGTCGACACCGTGGCGCCGCCCCTACTCGAGTAGTTCGGCGAGGGCATGGCCAGCCGTGCGAGGGCCATCAGGCGCCGGGGTCAGGCTCGCCGCCCTCGGGCGGGCCGGCGTTCCACGGTTCGGACGGCTCGACTTCGGGGTCGGGTTGCGGGTCGGGCCACTCCGTCGCGTCGTCGGTGTCCGGCGCCGGGGCCGACCCCTCCTCGAGCCCTGGGGCCGGCGCCGTACCGCGAAAACCCCGCGAATCGTGACGGCTCGTTGATCCCGCCGCCCGGACCTCGGCGTCGGGGTCGGCCGGGTTGTCCTGGTCGAACGGCCTGGGCGGGTCTTTCTCGAAATGTGACATATTTCTAACCTTTCTCTAGAGCGGGGTGCCGTCCTCGGCGAAGTACAGGCCGGCCACTACCGACCAGTTGGCTTGCGTGAGGCTGAGCAGGTCGGCGTCGGTCACCTTCGACTGGTCGATGGTGCCGTCGCCGTTGTCGGCCTTGTCGGCGATGCCGGGGCCGCCGGCGGCGATGCGCGAGAAGGTCAGGGCGAAGCCGGGATCGTCCCGCAGGATCGATTGTGCGGTGGCCTGCCAGTCGGGCCGCTGGTCATCCTTGAACGTTTCGGCCTGCTGAATGGCCACCGACCGGTTCCGCTGTTGCCACCAGAAATCGGCCTCTAACTGGGCTTGGCCTTGATAGCTCATCGTTTTCTGTCCTCTCAGATTCCGGGGCCTAAGTAGTCGAAGCTCATCCACGTGTTCGCCGGGTTGGGCGAGCCGGCGAGGGTCACGCTGGCGAAGATCATCCATGCCAGGGTGTCGCCGGCGGCGCAGCGGATCGGGCCGGTGTTGGCGTTGATCTTTCCGGACACGGCCGCGTTTCCGACCATCCCGCCGAGCACGCGCAGCACGGCACCGTTTTTCTGTAACCGCACGTCGCAGCTTGAGCTTGCGGCCATGGTGGCGGCCAGGCCGGCCACCCCCTGATAGAACCCGGCGGCCGGGCAGGTGTAGAGCCCGGTGGTCGGGTTGTACAGGCCGGCCACGTCGTCGATCACCGTGTCGAACACGAGCAGCGAGGTGGTGGCGGTGAAGTTGTAGGCGGCGTTTCTGGCGTACTCCGAGTGGTAGATCGGCCCGCCGGCCCGCGACGGGTTCGGCACCCCCAGGCCGGCCGGCCGCTCGTCGGTGATATTGGCGGGGGCGATCGTCGCCGAGGCGCCCGGAATGAGGATCCGGGCCAGCGTGGCCGTGCCGGCCGGCACCGCCGGCGGGGTGGGTTGGGCGGGCGACGTCGCCGGCGTTCCGGTCAGAAAGTCGAATATGAAATCGTTGTTAGCGCCGCCGTCGAGGTCGGTCCCTCGAGGGCGGCAGATAATCCGGTCGATACGGCTCTGGCCCGATGGCGGGGCGGCGGCCAGCGGCCCGACTACTTCTTGAGCATCGGAGGCGCACAGAGTGGATCCGGTGTTGTTCTGGGATGGGACGGCCACCGATCCGGGGGCGACGTTCACGGTCATGGCCGCCGTGCCGGGGCTCACGGCGCAGCCGCTCGAGGCGGCGGCCGGCCACAGGGCGCCGAGCAGGCGTCGGTCCTGGGATCCGGCGTAGCTGCCGGATTGCAACCACAGAGGCGTATAGCGGGTCATGGCGTCACCTTCGGGTCAGGGCGTCGGCGTCGCGGCCGGCCTGGGTCAGATATCGCAGGAGGTTGTCGGCCGGGCGGCCGACGGTTAGCTCGACGTCCTCGTCGCCGTCGTCGCCGATCGAATAGGAAATGCCCAGGACCCGCACGGTTGTGTTGATGTTGAGCCGGCCGGACTGGACGACGAGCGGCACGCTGTCGCCCATGTTCGGAAAGCCGTAGCGGTAGGCGCCCGGCCGCAGGCCCAGGGTGTAGGACGGCACCAGGAGCGCCGAGGTGGCCAGGTTGCCTTGCGCTTTCTCGTTGAGGGTCGACTGAATCGACACGTCGGCCGCGTTATCGATGTTCGCCCACAGTCCTAGCGGGATCACCCCCACATTGTTGGAATCGGTGTTCCACGCTTCGGCGTACAACTGCGGGGCGCCCGCGTCACCGCCGCTGTTGCCCAGAATCCGCCAGTAGTTGGCGTAATCGCTCGAGGTCAGCGACCGGGTCACGGTGGCCACCGTCCCGCCGTAGACCAGGGCCATATCCGTGCGCGGCACCCCCTGGACCGGAAAAAAGATACGCAGATGGTCGTAGCCGTAGATGTCGGATCGGGGCGAGATGTCGTAGTCAAAGCCGCCTATCACCTTGGCCAGGTCGTCGAGGGCCTGGCCTATCACCGTGGAGCCGGGATAGGTGCGGTCGCGCAGCGTGCCAGAGTTGCCGGCCCGGTTGGTGCCGTCGGGGTTGCGCCGCGACACGATCAGCGGCAGGAACGAGCCGGGCGTGAACGAGGTGCCGTCTGAGGCGGTGGCCAGGCTGGCGGCGTCGAGGAACGACTGCACGATGAGGTCCTGATCGCGCTGCGTGAAGGTGGTCCCGACCGGGTTCACCAGGTAGCGCCGTCCCATCATGGCCAGGTAGTCGTGGCAGGTGAAGGTGACAACGTGGTTTTCTTCGGTGATCTGATCCTCCGACTGGCCGACCACGCCGCGGAACATGGGAATGTCCTGCCCGGTCTGCTCCGACCAGCGCCCGGCGATCACATCGTGTTGCATCTCGGCGATGTAGGCGGCGGTGGGCGAGCGGCCGTCGACGGTGAACGTCAACTGGGCCGGGGCGTTCCAGGTTTGGTCGAGGCGGCGCGACCGGGCGTCGACCAGCTCGCCGATCCCGGTCGCCGACGGGTAGGTCTGGCCGGGCAGAAATACCCGGTTGTGCAGCGTGAGCCGCCAGCGGCCCCGCGACACGGGAACGGGAACGGTCACGATAGGTAGCCGTCCTGCCAGGTGGCGAGCACCTGGGTTATGCCGGTGGTCGAGGTGCCGACCAGGCTCATAAGGCCGGGCGACGTCGCCGGCGGTTGCGGGTTAACCACCGGCCATTGCGAACTTTGCCAGTTGATCGACGCTAGAACCGACTGGGTCGGATCGCCGTTGAGCCACGCCGTTTTGTTAGCCGTGTCGACGTCGACGTACTGGCCTGAGCCGATCACGAACCCGGCGGCGAAGTCGATCCGGCCGCCCGGTTGGATGATCACGCCGCCGCTGGCCACGTTTTGAAACTGCACGCTCGGGCTCGTGATCGGCCCGTAGATCCGCAGCATCGGCCGAATCGGCACGTCGCCGGCCGACACGAGCACGCCGGTCGTGCGGTTGCCGCCGCCGGCCGGGTAGATCCGGTTGAACGTCAGCGGGTAGAGCCGGCCGGGCGAGCTCGACGAGCCGGCGTAGGCGGTCGCCGTTTTGATGGTGGCGTCGCGGGCTACCGGGTCGGCGGCCAGCCATTGCAGTTGAATGTCCCGCTGAAATGGGCCCTCGACCGGCCACGAATAGCCCGACCCGCGCACCGTCAGGGTGCGCTCGGCGGCGCCGGGCCGGTCGAGTATGTAGTGCAGCGTGGGCCGGGCCGAGGGCACCATGAACGGGGCGAAGGTGGAAGCCACGGCGTCGATGCGGGCGCCGGCGCCGGCCAGGGCGGTGATATCGGCCGACACAACCCGGCCGCCCATATAGCGGGTCCGGTCCTGCACGCCGTCGCGGTCGGGGTTGCTCGAGGTGACGTCGCGCACCTGCGGGTAGCCGAGGTCGAGGCTCGAGCAGAAATAGCCGGCGGTCGTGGACTCGAGGTCGACCGACAGACTCCCCAGAGTCAGCCAGGCCCGGCGCACGCAGTCCATTACAGGCCGGCCGTTTTCGCGGCCCAGGCCGCTTTGCGCATGAACGCTTCGACGTCGAGCTCGGTGGTAAAGGTGGCCTGCTGTACGACCACGGCCGGCCCTTTGCGGCCCACGTCGGGCGCCGGGGTGATGGCCTCGCCGGCGTGAGCGTAGATCAGCCCGTCGGCGGTGATCAGCCCACCTTGCGCCAGCCGGGGGATATGCGGCGTACCCACACTCTCGCCGCCGATCTTGCCGATGCCGGGAATGTGGGTGTCGATCGACGGTATCCCGAAGTGCAGGCTGTTCCAGCCGTCGATAATCCGGTTGACCACGTTCCGAAAGGCCTCCCAGACGGAGTCGAACATGCCGGATGCGGCGCCGGCGATAGCGCCGGGGATGCCACGGAAGAACGCCAGGAACCCTTGCCAGTGCTCGACTATCTGGGTTATGGCGATCCCGACCGGGCCGAGCAGAATGTCGACGATGATCGGCCAGTTAGCCCGAATCCAGTTGATAACGGCGGCGATCCCGGCCCGAATCTGATCCCAATATTTGTAGATCAGGGCGGCGGCGAGGGCGATCGGGCCGAGCAGGATCCCCAACAGGAGCGGCCAGTTAGCCTTAATCCAGTTCCACACGTCGGCGACTATGGCCTTCATAGCCGTCCAGATCGTGTTCCAGTTGCGATAGATCAGGTAGGCGGCGGCGCCGAGGGCAACCACGGCGGCGATCACCAACAGGATCGGGCCCAGG